TGCACAAAACTTTTTACTTTTTAAAGATGTGGATTTTATCCAAACATACACACCAAATGAAGCAACCACAGGAGAGCCTAGATACTTTGCACAATTTGATGACGATGCTTTTATTATGGCTCCCACTCCAGCAGAAAACTATCTAACGGAGCTTCATTATTTTTACAGACCAGACAGTTTAACCGCAGGAAGTGAGAGCGGAACAACATGGCTCAGTAAAAATGCAGAGTTGACTTTGCTGTATGGTGCATTAATAGAGGCTTATGTGTATATGAAAGGAGAACCACAACTAATGCAAGACTATGAAAAAAGGTTTATGCAATCCTTACAGGGATTAAAAATGTTTGGTGAGAATAAGCAAGTTACCGATCAATATCGTAGTGGAATGATAATAAGGAAACAGGCATGAATACCCCAGAGCTTGGAATGAGTAACGATTTTAAAGTAGAAGTTGTAACTACCCAGAATAGGGGACATTCCCCAGAAGAGGTGGCGGAACTTTGTATAGATAAAATTGTGGGGATTTCGGCTACTGCCGATCCAATAATCCGGCAACAAGCACAAGCCTACAAAACACAAATTGAACAAGTAATTGTGTATTATATGAAGCAAGCAATCAAAAGTGATAGAACCACGGTTTATAATGCTTTGTTAGATGCAGGACAACCTAAATTAGCCGACTTGATTAGGAGATTATGATATGGCTTTCACAGGAAATTATATGTGTACCAGTTTCAAAGTAGAAGTTTTGAAGGCTGTGCATAATTTTACTAACAGTACAGGTAACACTTTTAGATGTGCTATGTATACCAACAGTGCCTCTTTTACGGCGGCAACCACGGCGTATACGGCCACTAACGAAGTCTCGGGAACTGCCTATGTAGCCAAAGGCAATGCGTTAGTTAATGTCACGCCTACAAGTTCCAGCACCACTGCTTTTACGGATTTTAGTGATACTACGTGGAGTAGTTCTACTATTACGGCGCGCGGGGCGATGATCTATAATGATTCGGCTTCTGGAGATCCCAGTGTTGTGATTCTTGATTTTGGCTCGGATAAGGCTTCAAGCGCTGGGGATTTTACGATTGTATTTCCCACTGGCGATGCGACGAGTGCGATTATTAGGATAGCCTAATATGGCAGGGGTAACGGTTACCCTTCAAGGCTATGGCGTTGATGTTTGGGATGCTGGAGCTTGGGGTCAAACTAGTGCTGGTCAGGTAGGCACAACCTCCGTTGGCTCAGGCACAACCGTAACGGGCGCGGCTAATGTCAATGTTACTGGGTTAGCTGCCACGGGGTCGGTTGGAACGGTAAGTGTTACCGTGGTATACCACGAAACTGTTAATGTCACTGGGGTAGCGGGAACAGGACAGGTAGGAAGTGTAGTAGGCAGTATCCCAGTAATCGTTCCTCTTCAGGGATGGGGAGTAGGAGATTGGGGGGATAGCTCATGGGGCTATTCCAACGCAGGATCTGTAGGTACGACTGCTGTTGGAGCGGTCACTGTAATAGCCGAGGGAACGGCTAATGTAACAGGCTTGAGTGCCACTACTGGGCTAGGAACTATTAGCGTAGTAACCAACAGTAACTTGTCGGTTACTGGACTAGCTGCAACAGCTTCGGTTGGAGCGGTCACGACAGGACAAGGAACTACCGTTTCTGTAACTGGTTTAGTGGCGACAGCCAGCGTAGGATCGGTCACCACTACGAATATAACTAATGTTCATGTAACGGGAGTATTTGCAACAGGAGAAACATCAGGCGTCCAAGTATGGATGGAAATAGTACCGTCACAAACACCAAATTGGGTAGAGATAGCAGCATAAACGAGAGGTTTTAAACATGGCAACTTATGTAAATAATTTAAGGCTTAAAGAGATTGCAACGGGAGCCGAAAGCGGCACTTGGGGCACATCTACCAATACGAATCTCGAATTGATCGGAGATGGTCTTGGTTATGGAACCAAAGAGGTAGCTGCGGATTCCAATGAAACCTTCACAATGCCTGATGCTACCGCAGACGGTACACGGGCAATGTACCTTAAATTCACTTCAGCGGGTTCACTAACGGCAACCCGTACCCTTACCCTTGCGCCCAACACGGTTTCCAAGGTGTGGATCATTGAAAATGCCACTAGCGGAAGCCAAATTATTACGATCAAGCAGGGTTCAGGGGCTACAGTTAGTATAGCTAATGGTGCTCGTGCCATGATTTATACGGATGGAGCTGGGGCTGGAGGGGCTGTATTTACGGCTGATCCGGGGGGTGCGGGGGGTGTAGGAACCGTTACCTCTGTTGGAACTACTGGCACTGTTAATGGGATTACTCTTACGGGCACAGTTACCACCTCTGGCAATTTAACTCTGGGTGGAACCCTTGGGAGCGTTGATCTTACTTCGCAGATTACAGGAACCCTTCCTGTTGCCAATGGTGGTACAGGAATTACCAGCTTGGGTACGGGTGTAGCGAGTTGGTTAGGAACCCCTTCCTCGGCGAACCTTGCTACAGCGGTAACGGATGAAACAGGGTCAGGTGCATTAGCTTTTGCTACAGGCCCGACTTTTACTGGCCTTACTTTGGCTGGTGCGGTAACTGGAGCAGATCAAATCGTATCTGCGATTAATCTCAAGGACTACGGTGAGGTTACTAATGCTATAGGCGCTACAGGAGGTGGTACACAGGACATTGATTTGAACGATGGTAACTCTGTGTCAGCTACAGTGGATACCTCGGCTAATACGTTTACTTTTTCTAATCCTACGGCCTCAGATGAATTGTGCGGTTTCACTTTGACGCTAACGAATGGTGGAAGCCAGACCGTGAACTGGCCCGCCAGTGTAGATTGGGCAGCAGCAACGGCTCCGACTCTAACTGCTGCTGGTGTGGACGTTCTTGTGTTCTACACCATTGACGGTGGTACAAGGTGGTACGGATTCCTTGCTGGCGCAGCAATGGGTTAATAGGGCTTTAAAATATGACAAATATTAGAAGGGCATTGCAAGCAGCGGCAGGAAGCGGGTCTACTCCTAATGCCATTATACTTTCTACAAAGGATTCGCCATACCTTGACGCTTGGGAATGGGATGATACTGGGTTTGGCACTAAATACGCTAACCCCAGCACCTTGATGACTGGAATGGCGTATTCTATAGCGGTTGCTCCAACGGAGGACGCCTTATTAGTACCTTACGACGTAGGCAACGGTATGGCTGCTTATGCGTGGGATTCTTCATCTGGATTTGGCACTAAGTATACTAATGCTGGTATAAGCGATGTTGGATATTCGGCTGCTTTTAACTCTGATGCCACAATCGCGTTGCTAGGCACTAATAAGGATATTGGAAGTGGCGTAAAGGCATATTATTTTAATACCTCGGCTGGATTTGGCGGTGCGTTTGCCAACCCGTCCACCGTACCAGGACACTCGGGCATGGGTGTCGCTTTCCATCCTTCGGATACAGCCGTTGCCGTTGCACACAGCCTAACTCCGTTTATCTCCACATACCCGTGGAGTCCGGGTTTTGGTACTATCTATTCCAACCCGTCTACTTTGCCCACTTCCAGCGGCATCTGTTGTAATTTCAGCAATGACGGGAATTCCCTAGCGGTTGGACACGCTGGCAGTCCGTTTTTTAGCGTATATCCTTGGAGTTCTGGCTTTGGCTCTAAATATGCTGACCCGTCTACTTTGCCAAGTGATACGGTTCGCAGGGTATCTTGGAGCGCCGATTCGGTCACTATAGCTGCTGTAAGCAATGGCGGGGATAAGCTTGACGTATATCCTTGGAGTTCTGGCTTTGGTACTAGGTATAGTGCAGCGGGAACTTTACCGGCTGGAAGTGGAAAAGCCGTTGCTTGGAGTCCTGACGGAGATTACATAGGAGTGGCTAGTAGCAGCTCTCCTTATATTCAAGTCTATCCGTTCGATACCAGTTCTGGGATTGGTACTAAATGGAGTAATCCGGGTTCTGCTGCAAGCGGAGATGCCGTAGGTATCGCTTTTGTGGGAGGACCACCATAAGGTTAAAATATGAATAAAGAAGACTTACAAAAAGCTATCGAGCAGCGCGAAGCAGAGGTAGCAGCATATCAAGTTAATATTGATAATTACTCTTTAATGCTTGAAGAGTTGCCTTCTGAATGGCCTGAAGATTTGGTTAAGTTCCAAGGAAAAGAAATAAAGGATATTGCTACCTTGATTGCAGATGAAGAATGTCTAATGCAGGTTGGTGATTTGATTTTTGCATCTTCACTTAGGTATTCATTGTGTACAGAGAAGCTTGAGCAGAGAAAGTCCAAGCTGGTTTTAAAAGTTCTTAGAGATCAAATTAAGGAGTAGACCATGTTCTACATAAAACTTTCAGATAATACCTATGGGCTAACCGCACGAAAAGTCCGCGAGGCTTTTCCAAACACTAGCTTTCCACCTAATACAGAAGATTTTGAAGGCTATGCAAAAATGTTTTTCATGCCTGTACCGAGCCATAACCGAGCAACGCATCGAGCGGTTGAGAAAACTCCCATACTAGTAGGGGAAAGGTATGAGCAGCAATGGGAAATAGAGGAGCTAAGCTCTGACGAGAAAGCAGCTAAGACAGAAGAGGAAGCCGTAAGGGTAAGGCAGACACGAGATGAGAAGTTAGCAGCTTGTGATTGGCATGGATTGAGCGACAACGTGATGAGTGAAGCGATGACAACTTATCGACAGTTGCTCAGAGACATTCCGGGACAAGCAGGTTTTCCTCATACCATTACATGGCCTGAAAGTCCTTAAATAATGACTGAGACAGAGATGGAAGCAATGGCAGAACGGGGGAGGGGGTTGTGAGTGATGAAAAAATTCTTTTTTATCTTATTACTAATGGCTTCTCCCGTGTTTGCCCAAGAGACTACCACTACTAACGTAAACACTAATAATAATACGGATATTACGTCTGACAGCACGACCACCACAACAAACACCAATCTCAATACTACCAGCACTACCAACGTATCAAACAACACAAATCTAAACACAAATACTTCGACTTCAAATAATGTAAATACTTCGAGTAGTACAAATGCTAATACCAACCAGAACACAACTAATTACACTGGTTCGTCAGTAAATGAAAATACTAATCTCAATACATCTAATGTTACAACCAATAGCGCCTCAAATAACGTAAACACTAACAATAATAGCAGCCTGAATATTAATCAGAACGCCACCACGGTTACGGCTAATAACTCAAATATAAACAACAACACCACTAACAATACATCAAACAACACTAATCTAAATACTAATCAGAATACGTCAAACAACACTAATGTTTCAAACAACACTAACAATTCAACCAGTAATAACACTTCAAATAACACCAATGTAAATACGTCAAATAATACCAATAATAACAGTAGCCTAAACGTGAATCAGAACTCAACTACTGTCACTGCTAACAATTCAAATACTAATAATTCAACTAGCAATTCAACATCAAACAATAGCAGCGTTAGTAACAACACCAATACATCAACGATAAATAACACCAGCAATTCAAATAACGTCAATGAAAATACGAGTAACGTCACTCAGAACTCAACTAGCAACAACACAAACACTAATGTTAGTAGTTCAACAGATATCTCACAAAGCACTAGTGAAATAAGCAGTAATGCTAACAACACCTCAAACAACACTAATAATAATACTAGCAACAACACATCAACGCAGAGAGTCACTCAACGGATAGAGTCACCACCGCCTAGCGCAATAGCGCCAAGCATTGGCTCTAGTTACTCGCAAGACCTTTGTACTACTGGCATATCCGGTGCTGTGCAAAGTCAGTTATTCGGCTTTTCTGGAGGCAGGTCTATTACAGATGAAAACTGTGAAAGAATTAAGTTAGGCAAAACGCTTTATGACATGGGTATGCGCGTAGCTGCGGTTAGCTTGATGTGTCAGGACGAACGAGTATTTGACGCTATGCGAATGGCAGGAACGCCCTGCCCTTACGAGGGGCTTATTGGAGCAGAAGCTCAAATTGCGTGGGACACAGCCGAAGAAGAAGAATTAGCAGAAAACGAAAGCAGACCAAACAACAGGCGCAACTGTCAGCCCCGTGGGGGAAGATGTAGATGAAATGGCTAATACCACTCCTCTTTTGTTCTTACGCCTACAGCGCGAGTACAAGCGACCCTACAACGTATATCTACGAAGGTTCTCAGGCGCTTATAAACCTGTCAGGAATGTCCGGCACTACCAACATGAACGCCTGTGATGACTGCATCTCAGGCTGGAGTCCAGACTTTGGGTTTGATTTTGAAATTTGGGGAAATACTTACAGAAAGGCAAAAATGTCTACAAATGGCTGTGTCAACTTCTCAGGTCTTACTTGCAATGATTACACCCCTCAACCTCTGCCGTATAGGGATGAAACGCTTTACCCCTTTTGGACTGATTTAATTCGTAATAACAGTTCCAAGATGTTGTTTAAGTCTTTTAGTGATTATGTGGTGTTTGGCTGGTACGGCATGAAAGAGTACAGCTATCCCAACCATAGAGGTAACAATAACTTTGAGGCTATTCTTTGGGAAAATGACACTTACGAATACCGCTATGGAGCTTTAGATATTATTAACCATGATGTCTTAATTGGAGAACAACATACTAGCTCATCACATAAGACTTTTAGGTATTTTGATGACGGTACAGGAGGGCATAATAACTGGGACTCTTTTGATGCAAGCTTTACCGGGAATGTGCTGGAGGGTGGTGGGTCACTGTATTCGGCTTCTCTTACTGAGTTATGTAATGCTAATCCGCTGTACAGTACGTCATGCTCTGGTTATGCAGCCGCTTACCTAGCGCAGCAATGCGGTATCAGCGCCTTATATGATTCTGCCTGTTCTGGTTATGCGTCAGCTTATCTAGCTCAACAATGTGGTATTAGTGCGTTATATAACTCAAGTTGTACTGGTTACGCAGCCGCTTATTTATCTCAGCAATGTGGGCTGGATGCTACCTATGATGCTTCTTGTGATGGATACTGGGAAGCAACTTTTGTAGCAACTGTGACTAATGACTATACAGACGTAATAGATGGTGACGATGTAACTGATTACTATTTTGTTGATGATGACGATTTAGTTGATTATTACACAGTAGATGTTGTAGTCGATGACATAGATTATGGCGATGTAGATACTACTTATGGGGGGTCTATAGTAGATGATAATCCTGGGTGGGAAGACCCAGAACCTGTATATGTAGTTGAAGTAGTGGAAAATTTTGGGGAGCCAATAATCGAAGAGGTTTTTGAAGAAGTCTTTGAGGCTAATTCATTGCCCGTAATTGAAGAGGTTTTTGAAGAACCAGAAGAAATTATTGAAGAAGTTTACGAGGAAGTAGTTGTTATAGAAGAAGTTTTTGAAGAACCAGAAGAAATTATTGAAGAGGTTTTTGAAGAAGAACTTGAAGAGATTTTTGAAGAAGTTTTTGAAGAGGTTTTTGAAGAAGAATTGATAGCAGTAGAAGAAGAGATATTTGAAGAAGAGATATTTGAAGAAGAAGTTGAAACAGTAGAGCTTGAAGCGCCTGTAGAGGAAGTAGCTGTAGTAGAAGAACTTGTACCAGAAATTGAAGAACCAGAAAAAGCAAGAGTAAACATTACTAAGTTAGCGTTAAGTATTGTTGCTGAGACTTCTATTATGCCAACTGCTTTAGCTCAAAGTGCAGTTTCCCAAGCAGCGGTTTCGCAGTCTGTCCAGACGTTTGGTAATAGGTCAGCGCAAAATACAGAAGTTATATCTCAGACTTTTACTGAAGGCACATTTTCAATAACACCTACACCTGAAGCTACTTTTACTGATACAAGTTTTGCTAGTGAAGCGATTAATGAAACCCAGACAACAGCGCTGGCAGAGGTAGGTATTGTATTTGATTCAGGCTATTCAGGTTCAGTGCAACTTGCCCAGTTAGGTCAGACTGATATTCAGCAAAGCATGGATAGTGGAGGGTCAACTGATGTGTTTGGTGATACTGGGAGTTTTGAGCCAGAAATTGAGGTTATACAGGACATTGTTTCAAGCGGCCCAATACAGAATTTTAACCAAGTAGTTACTCAGGCAGAAGAAACATCTTCTGAAGAAGTTGAAGTCATGCAAGAGTTAAGTGCCTCAGTGACAGAAATGAAGTTTGAACAGGATTTTAATGACGCAATAGCAACTGGTCAGACTATAGGGCAATTCTTGTCTAACCAGCTTCCAGATTTTAGTCAGTTTGATGTAGCGCCTCCAAGCGTAAACGAAAGCCGTACTGTAGAACGTGCCGAAACAGCCTTGCAAACAATGACTGACGCAGAAATTGAGCAAGCTCAAGATTCACAGCTAGAGGGAATGCAGGACTCTGGTGGATTTGACGATCAGTCTTTAACTATTTTTCTAATGGGTAGAGTTGAAGGTGTTGAAGCGTACAATATAGACCTTATAGACCAACAGCAGTGGTATCAGTCCAGAGAAATATACGGAGGCAATGCGCCTGTAGATGGTAACGTCAGAGCCTTGCAGGGGCAGGGCGCACAAAGGTTCCAGGACTTAGTAGGGCAGCAATATGAACGATAAAACAGAATTGGAGTTTGGCGGGGCTACAATAAGCGGCAGCAAGATACTCCTTATAGTTCCTTTGTTGGGGGCTATTGGTGGGTCTATGTGGGGCGGATTTGAGGTATACCAGCGTTTGATTGATGCTGAGACTGCGATTACTGAGTACGTTAGCCCTGACTTTAGTGGTTACGATGAGGCTTTAGCAGTGCTAGAAACACGACTCACAGACCAATCCAGAATCCTTGATACAGTAGAGGACTCGCTAAGAAACGAAACTGATGCTATGCAAGCCCAAAATCAGCGTATGCTGGCAAACATTAATGACCAAATAGACACTATAGAAGGCGATGTGAGACAGGCTGAGAGCATTGCAAGAACGGCAGAGGATACGGTGGCAGAAACAACCAGAGAGCTTAGGGATGATGTGTACGCTTTAGAAGAGCGGGTAAACGATACTCTTAGAGATGTAGACCTAGAGTTAAGAGAAATGCGTGAAGATTTAGAAAATAGAATTCAACAAATTTTAGATAACCCTCTTAACGACAGTCAATAACTATGGATTATCAAACAATGTTTAACATCGCGATTATAACTATTTCTTTTTTTGGGGGGTGGATGGTCAATCGTGTTTTTGCACTTCTAGATAAATTAGACGAAGATATCAAATCAGTCCCTGAAAAATACATTGCCAAGGAAGATTATCGCGAGGACATTAGAGATATTAAGGACATGTTAGGTGCAATATTTAAGCGATTAGAAAACAAGGTGGATAAATAATGCCATTTGCCAATTTGCAGTTCAAACCCGGAGTGGTTAGAGATACAACTTCTTATACTAATGAGGGTGGGTGGTTTGACTCTAATAAAATCAGATTTAAATCAAATTTACCAGAAAAAATAGGAGGATGGGCTAAATATTCTACCAATAGTTTTTTAGGCATATGTAGATCTCTTTTTTCCTTTATTGACTTATCCTCAAATAAGTACATGGGTGTGGGTACTGGTTGGAAAATGTACATAGAGGAAGGAGGTACGTTTTACGATATTACCCCCATACGAGCAACTACCTCAGCAGGGGATGTTACTTTTGCCGCTACCAATGGGTCTTCTACCATTACTATTACAGATACCACACACGGGGCAATAGAGAATGATTTTGTTACGTTTAGCGGGGCAGTATCACTAGGAGGAGTTATTACGGCTGCTGTATTGAATCAAGAATATCAGATAGTGAGTGTCCCTACTGTTAGTACATATACGATTCAAGCAAGAACAGCAGGTACTTCTATACAAAGCATAACTGTGGATGGTCAACTTGATCCTACTTTAGTCAGTGCCAATAGTTCAGACACAGGTAATGGTGGGGGTAGTGTAGTAGGTACTTATCAAATAAACACGGGACTAGCAGTTGCCGTAAGTGGTACAGGGTGGGGGGCAGGTGCTTGGAGTTCAGGTACGTGGGCAGGTGCTTCTCCATTGACCGCAGCTAATACTTTGAGGGTGTGGTCGCAGGATAATTTTGGGGAAGATTTGTTATTTGGTGTACGTGACGGTGGGATTTTTTACTGGGACACAAGTGCAGATACTCTAGGAACAGACAGAGGAACTGCAATTTCTAGTTTGAGTGGAGCGCAAACCAGTACACCAACTGTAGCTAAACAAGTGATGTTAAGTGATAGAGACAGACACGTTATTTGTTTTGGTTGTGACGATGTGGACAGTAATGGTGTTTCTACAGGGGTTTTAGATCCATTACTTATTAGGTTTAGTGATCAAGAAAGTGTAACTGTATGGACACCTGATAATTTAAATCCTACAACTAATTTAGCTTCTACTGCTGGTAGTTTAAGATTAGGTGCAGGTACTCAATTTATTTGTGCAATAGAAACACGCCAGCGTGTATTGGTTTTTACCGATGTTTCTGTACACGCCATGCAATATCTTGGTCCTCCTTTCACGTTTGGCATTGACCAGATTTCAGAAAACACTACCATAGCGGGTCCGTTAGCAGCTAAAGCTGTTGATGATATGGTTTTTTGGATGGGTGTAGAGGAGTTTTATGTTTATAACGGCCAAGTACAAAAGCTCCCTTGTGATGTACTCAGTTACGTTTTTAGTGACTTTAACTACTCACAAATAGAACAAGTTACGGCTGCTTTAAATTCTTCTTTTGGAGAGATATGGTGGTTTTACTGTCCTGCTGGGTCGACTAGTTTAAGTAGTTATGTTGTTTTTAATTACGAACAAAACATCTGGTATTACGGTACTCTGTCTCGTAGTGCATGGATGGACAGAGGAAAAAACACTTATCCTATTGCTGCAAGCACAGATGGCTATTTATACAACCATGAATTCGGCTTAGACGATGGTTCTACCACCCCTGCCAGCGCCATAACCAGTTATATCGAGAGTAGTCAAATGGATATAGGACAAGGTGAAAACTTTGTTTTTCTTACTAGATTGATACCCGATTTAACTTTTGACCAAAGCACTGATACAGATGCTACTGTGGATATGACATTAAAAACTCGCAACTATCCTGGAGGGTCTTACTTACAAACAGACACAAGTGCGGTTACTAAAACAGCCAGCACTCCGGTTCAGCAGTTTACTAACCAAAAGAACATTCGTTTACGGGGTAGATCTTTCGCATTGAAAGTTGAGTCAAACGTGACAGGGGTGCAATGGCGGTTAGGAACTCCCCGTGTAGAGATTATTGAGGACGGTAGAAGATGACCCGTAGAGTTGTACGGCCTTTATTTCCCCAAGCTCCTGCAGATTATAATTCTGCTTACATGGCTAGTGTTGTACAGGCATTTAGTGTCTTTTTAGAACAGGTACAAAATCCCGGAGATTTACGGGCAACGACCTTGACTTTAACAGATTTACAAACAAATGATCAGGGTTTGGAAATAGGGGCGTTATTTCAAGTGGAAGGTGTTGTTCATATTGCTTTAGCTAACATGCCTTATTTAGCAGGAAACTCAGCTACTGGAGCTGTGGGAAGTGTTACCGTTACTACAACGTAGTTGTCAGGGTTTTGGGAGCCTAGTATGATGCACACAGCGTTTTACAGGAAATCGCTAATCCTGCAAATAAAAATCATTCATTTTGTGAAAAAATGGTGCTAAAAATGCAGGGTATTTCTAATTTACATTACCAACCCCTCTCTGGAATTCAATTAACTCCCGCTATGCACAATGCCGCCAAAATTTTGGCGGATATGGGGCGTGAAGAAGATACTTATATAGTTCATGCTGCCGAGGGTGAAACTGTTATCCCTATGGAGGTAATGGAAGCCAACCCTAAAATGGCCGAAATGGTTTATGAACAACTCCGAGAAATGGGGTTAGATCCAGAGCGATATATTGTAGGTAATGAATTAAACAGCATCAACCCAGAAACAGGTATGCCTGAATTTTTTCTGAGTAAGCTGTGGAAAGGTATTAAGAAGGTTGCAAAAGTAGTATTGCCTATTGTGGCTACTGTCTTTTTAGCGAGTATGGGGGTTCCTGTTCCGGTAGCTAATGCTATTACCAGTGGTGCAAGCACCATGATACAAGGTGGTAGCTTTAAAGATGGCTTAAAATCTGCTGCTATTGGTTATGCAACGGGTGTAGTTGCACAAGGAGTAGGTACGGCTATAAATCAACCTGCTGGAACTTCGCTAGGGGAAAGAACCAGCGCAGGATTCTCGTCAATGGGGGATGCTATTACTTCACCCATGACGGCACAACCACAGGCATTCACTTCGGCTGCTGGTTCGGAAGCCGTTAGTGCTGCTGACCCAAGCGCAAGTGTTACGGGTGGGTTTACTGACCAACAATTAGTAGAGTTTGCTAATAGCCCAATGGGGCAAGCGGCAGCGCAAAGTGCGGGAACTCAAATGCCACCACCTCAACCTATTATGGGTCAAGGACCGATGGGTGGTCCACCAGCACAGTATACAGGGGCTGATATACCTGCCTTACGCGGCATAGCAACCACAGCAGGTGATTTTGTTTCTACTCCCACTGGTGCGCCAGTCTCAGGTGTTGCTGCTAAAGATCCTTATACTCCTCCTGAATCTAGAACAATGTTGGATAAAGCAGGCGATTTTTATAGAGACAAAATTAGCCCTACTAGAACAGGGTATGAAGACATGAATTTGCTTCAGCAATACGGTCCAATAGCAGGATTAGGTACGTTAGGTGTAGCCGCTATGGGTGGTTTTGAAGAAGAACCCATGGATTTTGGCGCACTAGAAGAAGAATTTGGCACAACAGGTGAAGACTTATTAGCACAACAACCCGAAAAATACGGCTATAACTATGCAGATTTTGTAGGGCGCAACCCTTACTTTCAACGTGGGGCTGGGTCACTTGCTCCTGGAGCTAATGTACCTCCTGTTTATGATTCGCCAGTGGTTGCAACCCCGAGTGTAGGTTTAACCAGTCCTGGAATTTTGGCTAACACACCTATGGCTCAAGCTTTTTATGCGAGAGCAGGTGGAGCAATTAACGGGGCAGGAACAGGAACTAGCGATAGCATACCAGCCATGTTAAGTGATGGAGAGTTTGTATTTACGGCCAAGGCCGTAAGGGGTGCAGGAGATGGCGATAGAATTAAAGGTGCAAGGGAAATGTACCGCACAATGAAGCGTTTAGAAGGAGCAGCATAATGGCCTTACCTCCACAGTTTCAAACCCCCATGAGTAGGGTGACTAGCACTTTATACCGGCAGTATAAACAGGCTAATCCTCCCCGTCCGGGAGATGCACCACCAATGGTGGGTCCAATACAAGTGATCGCTGGTCAAGATGAAGGGTATCAAAATTGGCTATCTCAAAACCCTATGGCTAATGCTCAGGCGATGGCTGCACAGGGAGTTACGGTTCCCACAAATATCCAACGGGATGTGTTTGCTCAGGCCAATAGACAAGGAATATCAGGAGCACAATTAGAATCTATGTTTGGTATGCCAGCAGGTACAGCAGCAGCTACCTCACAAGCATTGGGTATAGACATGGCTGGGCCGGAAAGATTCGAACCAGAACCAAGACCAGAACGACCACCAGAACCACCACGACAACTACCACCAGAACCACCACGACAGCTACCACCAGAACCACCACGACAGCTACCACCAGATCTACCAACGGGAATCGGTACATTGGGTCAACGGGGTGAACTACCACAAAAGCCAGATGTAGAGTCAGACCCTACTGTCTATGCCGAACCACCCCGTCCAATAGCGTATGATACTGCACCCAGATTCCAGGAGCCGCTTGAACGTGCCCAAGCCGAGTTTGCTGCCACGGGTCAGGTTAGTCCTGAAGTA